GTAGTAGGATTAGTAGTATTTGGAACAACACCAACTGCTTTAGGATCTAGAGGTGTAGACACATTTTTCATTGTTTTAGGATCAAAATTTGTAGTAACACTGTAATTAGCCTTACCGTTACCAATTTGATTATTATAACTTCCGCCTGTACTAGATGTAGTGCTTACATCATCAGCAGGAGCCGGTAAAGATAGAGGGTTAGCAGTTGACTTTGTCTTAGGTTCAACATCTGTAACATCTGCATTAGGTTTAGCAGATGTAGATTGTTTATTATTTGGGTTATTAGGGTCGGCTTTGTGAACTAGGCCTGTTGATGTTTGATTTACTTGTCCGTTTGTGCTTGACGGAGTGCTTACATCATCAGCAGGAGCCGCTAATGCAGGAGTGTCTTTTGCTTTTGTATCAAGATAAGCCTGTGCATCAGCGGAAGGCGCTTGCACAGTTGATTGTGGTTGAGTAGGAGGAGCCGATTGTTGTACTTGAGGTTCTGCTCCGCCTTTTTCAAGTTCGTCAGCCATAGACATCAGTTGTTTTGCCTGCTGTCTTAATTTACCAGCAACGGCACCGCCACCTGCTCCACCTCCTGAACTTGCTCCACCTTGTAGTCCTTGAGCAAAACTAGATCCAGCACTTTGACCTTGTGATTGCTGTGGGTTCCCTCCACTACTTTGCTGTGGATTTTCGTCAGGACCTCCAGCAATTGTATCAGAGGCTCTGTTATATCCCTTTGCCATTCCTCGAATAATACCCGAAGGTACACCTGCTACAGCACCTACTGCTTGAGATACACCACCGATGCCCTTACCAATAGTAGCACCTACCTTTCGAGTTTTATCCCATACGGGGCCCTCTTCAAGATTTTGATCTTTCACTAAAAATAAATCATCGATACGCATAACAAGAGTTTCCTATTTGATGATTTATTTATAATTTAAAAAGCGAACTACGTTCACTTGCTTCTTCGTTTACACTCGAAGCATTTTTACATCGAAGATGTTTTAATATTATCCAGATTGTTCAGCCACACTTTGCCCAGAAAGGGCAAAATGAAAACATTATCCGAGTTGAACAATGCCACTTAGTAGTACTGCATTACAGTGGCGGTCATCCGGTACCACGAGCAGAGTCTTTATATGACGGCGGCTTACATAAATCTACTAACATTTACGCAAACGTAGGGTTTTTCTCCCTTCTTTTTACCTTTTTTCTTATCTTCTAACAATCAAACAGCAAGGATTTTGCCATCTTGGTCCTGTGAAGGATACTGATTGAGAACTCTTTACGGCGAGAGATTTCCATCCCAGTGACCCGAGGTCCTGGTCTAGGGCGCACGATGTTTGCTTGCGCTTGCTGTTACCGTTTAAGATTTTAAAATGTGTGAGCCATGGACACGGACCTGTATGTGTCCGTTATAATAATTGTCTGATTCTAATACTTTGCGGTCGAATTGTTCACGGGCCTCAATGTACGATGTTTCTGATTTACTTTTGCAGTAGTATAATATTTCTCGGGAGAAGTTTTCTTTGCCTAGTTTGTCTATGTCTGCTGTTAAATTAGGACTGGACCCGTAATATTCCTGCCAGTCGCTGTCAATTTTACTACGAATTTTCTTTTTCTTCTTGGTGCCGTTCTTTAACTTTACAGTTTTGTAGGTCGTTTTTGAGAATTTTGCTAGTTTTTTGCCAATATATTGGCGTCCGGAGATTGTGTTGGTTATGCAATAAACATAACCAACACAGTCATCAGGTAATTCAGTTACAACTTGTCCTTGATAAGTCCAAGTCATTAATTATTTTGCTGCCTTGGCTTCCTTGCGAGCATTCTTTTCAGCAGTAATCTCGTTGCGGCGGGCTTTAACTAATTTGCTTAGTTCTGCTAAAGCCTTACGTGATCGTGTGCCTGCGGCACTATTACCGCCGGAAAACTTAGCATCCTCTGCTAAAAAATCTGCAAATTGTTGTTGTAGTTGTTCAGTTGTTGTCATTTTTTTCCTTTTTAAAAACCTGTATGTATTTTAATCTGTCGAGTTCACTTACTCGGCCCGCCCACTTTTTCTTATCTTCTGCTGTAATTAAACTTCTTATCTCAGCCACATCCTTAAATAAAACTGTACATTTCTTTTTAAGAGCACTGACACTTAGTTGTAATTCGTAAGCAGTTTCTTTATTCGGATATTCCATGTAGGCTACTTCAGCATTATGAATACGAAGTACCATAGCAAGGTAATCTGAATAGTGATCACTATGCTTGTTTAGCCTATCCTCTATATGAGGGGTGCTATTCTTGAAATAATTAGCCCTCGACATAGTCTGTATCTGTTGCGTAACTGGTAAAACCGTTTTCTTTGATAACTTTTAATACATTATTCACACGACCTACTAACTCGTCCTTGTGAGATATCAAATAAATGTTCTTGTTTCGTTCTCGTGCCATCTTTTTAAGCACAGCAATGCCGGCTTCAACTCCTGCGGCATCCATTCCTGAGTCAATAAGTTCGTCAATGAATAGTAAATTGATGTGTTGATACAGATTTTCCCAAACATCACGAAACGCCCACGACAAACTTAAGATCAATCTGTTGCGTTCTCCGCGTGATAGGTTATCAAAATCCAAGTCTTGTCCCAGTTGAGTGATCTCAACTGATAGATCGTTTAAGAATTTGACCTGATGAGGCAATCCCATCTTGCTGATATAGTAGTCTAATCGTTTGTTCAGATAGTTCAAGTTCTGATCAATGATCTTCTTACGAATAAAACTGTCCTTATTGGTTAGGAGTTTGAGCAAGAACTCCTGGTGGTCCTTGATATTTGTCAACTCGTTTACTGTATCCCAAGTGATTTCTTGGATTGCGGTGTTCTTTAAGTCGCTAATTTGTTCTTCGTAAGGGTTAGTTTCAAGCAGTTTGACATCTAAATTACTCTTTAAATTATTTAAATTGCTTTGATGCGCCGTTGCTTCTGCTTCTGTATCATAAAATGTGATAGGTTTCTTGGGTTGTTCACCTATTCCATCTATTTCATCTAAGATCTTCTGTAGGTCTTCGCCTACTTTTGTAAAGTAATTAGCGGCATCCAGGGCGTTCTTCTCTGCTGATGCAGACATTTCTTCATGTTTGTGATCATGAAGAGATTGTTCACAAGCAGGACAAGTCTTGTCTTTTAACTTCTCTAACTCTTTTGTATACTTATCTAGTGCCTTTTCTGCTTGAGTTACAGCACTTTCTAGTGTTGCTCGCTGTTTATTAAGCCCCCGAATCTTAGTATCGTTGTCATTCCACAGTTTAGTATCTACGTGCGCTTGTAATTCTGCTGTAATATCTACACTTTCTAGTTGTGCAATCGCTTTATCAAACTTACCTATGTCATCTTGCTTTTTATTAGCCCATGCTTGGCTTTTAAGTACCAGACTATCAATGCTTCGTTGTACATTATCGTTTGCGGCTTTGGTAGCATCTATCTTAACAGACTCTTGTTGAATATTATCTTTGATAGTCTTGATCTGTATTTTTAATAGTTCAGATTTTTCACTTAGTAGAGTAATACCCAGCAACTGTTCAATAACTTCCCGCTGATCACCGGCCTTCATACTCAAGAAGGGTTCTGTATAAGTGTTTAGAGCAACTAGATGCTTGAACATTGTATGACTCATGTTCAATAACTGTTCAATTGACTTTTGAGTTTCTCTACTGTCGCCTTGTGCATCATCATCTATTTCATCTGATGTTTGTTCTTGATTGTTGACAAAGAATCTTAATATATTGGGCTTACGACCTCGCTCAATCTTATACGTTATACCGTTTTGTTCAAATTCAACAGTGACTAACATGTTTTTGGTGTTAGTTTTGTTGATTAAATTCTCTTTGCGAATGTTTGTAAGGGCTTGGCCGTATAGAGCATAACTTAGTGCATTGATAATTGTAGTTTTACCTGTGCCGTTCCGTGATCCAGAGTCATCCCCTCCTAAGTCTAAGTTTTCACCTAAGACTAAAGTAAGTGCTTCTTTATCAAAATCAACTGCTTGTGTTTGATTACCTACAGAGAGAAAGTTTTTAACTGTGATATTCTTGATGTGAAATGTCATAGATTATGGTAAATGTCCAATAATAATTTTTTATCAAATGATTCTGAGTCAATATTAACCAACTGTTCTGTCACAATTTGATCAACTGATTCAAATTTAGACTCAACGACATCCTCAATGATGCCATCTAAGTTCTCACGTTCTTGAATTAACTGTAGTTCACGAATATCCTTAGTAGCCATGAATGTATCTTTTAAGAAATTTGCTTCTTCAAAACTAACATTGCAGTCTAAATTTACTTTAAGATACATTTTATCTTTTAAAATTGTATCTTGCTCATCAATCAGTCGACTGAGTTTAACTGTACGGAACTTAGGAGCATCAGGCCAAGACTCAAATTGAGGTTCACCGCCCCATTCCATATACATCATACCTCGATCATCGTCCCAAGTATCGGCAAAGTTATGAGGAAACGCATTGCCAATATAATAAATGGTTCCAGATTTTTGCCTTTTATGAAAATGTCCGCTAAAAATATATTCTGGGCCGTTAAAGTCTTCTGCTTTTAACTCACCATGGTCGGGCATCTGTACCATTGCGTTCATATAGAATTTAGGTAATTCAAAATGTCCAAACACATAACGGCTTTTAACTGTTTTCATTGCTCGCCACTCATCTCCTACCAGCCAAGGTACAAGCGTAACATCTTCTATGGTTGTAACATTATCTACAACAGTTACACCTGGGATATGGCGTCCAAACATTGAACTATGAACATCACGCTTATCTTTATAGAATAAATCGTGATTGCCTGGGAACCAAAAGAACTTCTCAAATGCGGCGCCTAATTTTTCTAAACATCGCAGAGAAGTATCTAATGTAATTAGATTGATTGAGTTTCGATTGTGATGCCAATCGCCTAAAAATATACAAGTTTCACAGCCTTTGGCCTGTGCCTCGGCAATAAACCAATCTACAAAATCTTCGCAGTCCTGGTTATGAGTTGCCGAGTTTGACTTCAAGCCAAAATGTATGTCAGTGAAACACGCTACCTTTTTGAATAATCCCATCAGTTAGATTCCTTTAGAGAAAGTTTAACAGGTATATTGATAAAAGTCAAGCCTCTTCTTCTTCAATATCTGTTTCTTCACTCTTAGGCATGCGGAACTTTTTATATA